GTTGGGGGGCGGGGGGGGCGCGGGGGGCCGATCCGGTGTCGGTGATCGGACGGCAGGTGTTCAGGCAGCCGAAGGAGCGGCATTTTGCGGCGCTGGACTGGCGGCAGCTGCCTTTGCTGATTGAGCGGCTGGAAACGGCGGAAGGCGTCGGCCTGCGGGCGCGGTTGTTGGTGTATTGGCAGCTTTTGAGCATGGTGCGGCCAACGGAAGCGGCGGAAACACGTTTATCGGAAATCGACTTGGCGGCGGGCGTGTGGGAAATCCCGATCGAGCGGATGAAAACGCGGCCGCATGTGGTGCCGCTCTCCCCTGCCCTGCTGCAAATCTACCGCGAAGCGATGGAGATTAATGTGCGTGGGGTGTGGCTGTTTGAAGGGATGGGATACGACAAGCCGATGTCGTCGGAATCGGTGCGCATCAAGCTGCGGCAGAAGATGGGTCTGGACAGTACGGCGCACGGGCTGCGCTCTTTGGCGCGGACGTATCTGCGCGAGATGTATAAGGTGCGGCACGATGTGGGCGAATTGCTGTTGTCCCACTCTATCCAAGACAAGACGCAGCGGGCATACAACCGCGCGGAGCTTTTGGACGAGCGGCGGGAGATTTTGACGCGCTGGGGCGATGATGTGATGGCGCTGCGCGAAAAATACCGGCGCAAATAGCAGATGCCGCCCAAATCGGGCGGCATTGTGTTACTGCATATCGGTTTCGGGCGGCAGGTCGAGATGTTGGTTGCGCAGGCGGACAACATCGGCGCGCTTGTAAAGGTTGTCGCGGCCGACCTGTATCGGCTGGGGGGTCCAGCCCTTGTCGCGG